TCAGTCCCATGACGCCACTTGCGATTCTCGCCGCGGAAGCATCGTGGTGAGGTGCCGAGTGTCGTTGTGCCGCACCAGGGTCCAACGCCAGTAGTCGTCTTCCGGATCGCTCCAGGACAACCGCTCCTTCTGCCAGACCGTCTGTGCGGTGTAGCCCATTCGGAAGGTGATGTCCGCCCGGCTCCATGGCACCAGCCCCAAGAAGGATTGCGCCGCTGCGATGACCGTCTCGTGATGAGCTACCACTAGGACCGTCTCGTTCGGGTGCTGCAGCACCACCTCATTCAGCTCCTGGGCGGTCCGTCGGGCGAACACAATCCACGATTCAGCCCCAGCGGCAATAGGTACGTGTGGTAATAGGGTTGGCGTACCACCCAATGCGGCAACAACTTCCGACCACGACTTGCCTTCCGCCTCGCCATATATCGGGGCAGGAAAGGCCGCGAAGACTGGTCGCTTGATCGTCTGACCAATGATCTCGGCCGTTTGAACGGCCCGTGGCGCGGTCGAACTATAGATCGTGCTAATCGACCGTCGATTACCTTGCTCGCCAAGGTATTTGGCAAGGCATTCGCTCTGTTCTCGCCCCTGATCGGTGAGTCCGACACACATCCGTTCTCCGGCCACGATGTTGTCCACGTTGCAGTGAGCTTCGCCGTGGCGAACAAGGATGAGCCGGGTAGAAGTTCCAGGGTCGGTCATTACGTATCCTTCTCCAGTCGTGGTAGAGGCTTGAGGTTGTCCGCCAATGCCATTGCTATTCCCAGAGCTCAGAGCATGGCAAGGGCGGCAGGTCATCTTGCACGTCATCGTCTACGGTGACGACCAACTCCGACTTCGAATTTGCAGCTGCCAGCTCATCAGCCACGCTCTGCGCTTGTTCCGCGGTGGCCTGGTAATCGAGCGTGAACGCGCCTGACTCGATGCGGATATGACGGATAGTGGTAGGTCGCATCGCGAATCACGACCTCCGTGGCACATGCGATCCAGCCTCGATCCCGACCGCGCTGCATGGACATTGCATTGTCCGGTAGGCCGGTTGGATCGCCGCCGTCTCCTTCGGCTGCGAGGCCGTGAGGAATTGGAGAGATGCTCGGCGTGCTTCCTTGTCAAGCAGGGCAATGGTTTGGTGGATGGCAAGCGAATACATCCCAGAGCGTTCCTTTGAGTGAGTCATCTCAGGACACCCTGGGGCACGGGGCATACCCCGCCGATTACCGCCGGTCCGTTGGCGATTCGGCTACAACATGGGGTACTTACTGCCGCGCCCCAGGGTGGAACTGACCGTAAGGCCGCTTCTGGGGCGTTGTTGTCCTGTAAGGACAATCGGCGAATTTCAATGAAAGTTACTGCGGTCAGCTAACTTTCGAGGACACTTCAGGAGTTTGAGGCGAGCTCCGGTGCGATTCCTAGCCGCCAAGCCAAACCACGCAGGTTCCGCCCACCAGCATCGCGACGAGCACTGCGCAAGTGGTCGGCTACGGCCTCACGTACGAACACATCGGCATGGACTCGTTGCGGCGCAAGATCTTCGGCCTTGAGGAGGACCTCGACCCCCTTGTCTCGATGCTTAGCGTCAGCAAGCAGCGAGCGCCCGACTTCCATATAGAACTCCGCCTGACGGCTCTTGCTTGGGATTGCATCGACTCGAACGCCGCGGGCTTGTTCGGCGACTCGACCTTCATCGCCGAACTCCATCCCGATCGTCGCCTGCCAAATCCCGACGTTGGCACGACCGAACCAGAGATGAGCGAAGCTGCCAGCCTCATCCTCCATACGCTGAGCCACGACCTGCGCCTCCGCCAGATGTGTGGTCGCGGTATCGCGATCTGCCTGCACAGCTGCGGCCAGAGCGGCAGATAGATGCAGCATTCCGTAGATCTGAAGGACGTCGGAACTGTCTAGATGCGGTGTCAACTGGTCGGTCATCTTGATTGCCCGGCGGTACTGCTCCGGTCGGGACAGCCCACCGGTCACATCACCCCGGAGCCAGGCGGTAAACCCTTGCCAGGCAGGCTCTTCGAGCACCTCGGCGCACTGTTGAGCGGCTTTAGCCGCAAGCAGTGGCAAGCCGCGGCCACCTAGCCGCTTGGTCGTCCAGACTGCTGAGGTGTAGCAGAGAATCAAGCCGCGCAACGCCTCACGCCGCCGCTGCGCATCACGCGCGTAAATAGCGTGAAGCTCACCGATCAGACCGGGAGTGAGTTCACCCTGAGCGGCGTAATCCGACGTGCCGTGGATGAGGTAGGCCAGCCGTTCCAGATCAGCTTCCACCTGTGGCCACTGACGGACCTCCGCGCCGGGATCATCGCCGAGCTCGTAGACGTCGAGGGCGTTTTCCATGGCTATCAGCCCTGCATGTGCCTGCTCGCTGTGCTCTGGTGCCAATGAATGCCAGGGGTAGGCGTTGAACTCCGTCGGTGCCACTTTGAGCGCCCGCGCAAGTGCTTCGAGGGTGGCGCGGCTAGTGAGCGACTGTTCACCACGCTCTAGTCTGCCGAGATAGCCGAAGCTGATGCCAGCAAGGTCGGCGACTACCTGCATGGTCTGGCCCCGCCATGCGCGGATCTCACGGAGTCGGCGACCAACGTCATTGGGCGGTATGTCGTGCATAACGTTTCTCCCTTGACCATGTCCCCCCAAGGTGACCTCACCGTACCGCCGCAGTCTTGGTCAGGGCCAGGGTAAACGAACGACCGGTCCTCTACGCGGCGGGCTCGGTGGACGAGCCTGAAGGCCCAGCGACGATAGTCGTGTGCCGCGAGACGGAGACCGATTGTGCGGTTGCCGCTCTGATAGCAGTGGCGACACAGGCTGTGCGTGAGCGCTTTCGGGCATGCAGTGCGGCTACGTCGCCGAGCCGGAATGTGGTACCGCGGTCTTCGACACAGCCGATGAGCTGGCCGCGCTCGTGCCATTTCCGAATCGTGCCGGCCTGGATGTGCGCGCCGTACAGTTCGGGCAGCAACCGCGCCAACTCCACGGCGGTTCCGGTGTATTCGGCAGTGGCCCTGCGCATCCAATCGCGATTCTGATCGACGTCGTGAGGAATTCCGCATCGGGGGCACGCTACGACCGTCAGATGCGCCGGTGCGGACACAGGGGCGCCGCAATCGGTGCACCTGCCGCCGAACACCCGATGTGCGGGAGAGTCGACCGCACCCCATGCCTTGGTGACGGCCGACTGGACTCGCTCTATCCATTCCACCGCGCCGGTTCCACGGGCTGTGGTTGGAAGATCGGCGAGGATGGCCGCTGCTGCCGCGGCCGGACTCACCGCGCGGGCCGCGAAGGGCGGACGCGCGGCGGCCTGCCGGAGTGTGCGCAGGAGGTGCTGCCGTCGATCCGATGCCCGCAGGTTGACAATCATCGGCCGCTTGTCTCCGCTGGTGCGCGCACCGGGATCACGTTGCGCACGAACGCTGTCGGTTCTGGTTATCGTGATTTCGAGCTGCCGGAACAGCTCGGGTATACGGCGCAGATCGTCGACGAACGAAGCGAGCAAGGGTGCGGGTACACACGGCTCGGGCACGCGCTGCTTCTCCAATCAGGTGCGGGGTGCGTGGGGGTGGATGAAACGGACCGGTGCGAGGCCGTCGAGGAATGTCGCGGCTACCGGCTTGTTGACAGTCGCGCCAGGCCAGCCTTGATACCCGTTGCTGGGACGAAACCGAGTCTTCATGACAACGAATCCAGAATTCTGCGTCTGCGCGTCAGGCCGGTTGCCGTCGCAGATCCAGCGACGGTATTCCGCGAACAGCTCTGGCTCTCGGAACCGGGCGTGCACGATGAGATGGCAGATAATGCACAGGGGCACATACGTTTCCGGCTGCGAATAATCCTCAAGGTGGCCGTGGATAGCGCCACCGGTTTGGTAGCACACGGCACATTCACCCGGCGGCTCCCAGAGTCCTGAACTCCACATCGCCGTGAGCTCGGCTTGGACCCGCTCGCGATACTCGCCGGGAAATCCGTTGTAGGTTGACAGCGCCACCGGCCTACTCCTTCACGGTCAGATATACGCGGTGTGAACCGTCGACAGTGGCTGTCTGCCAACGTGTTCCGAGTTCCGCGGTTTCGATGGCCAGTGATCGTAACCTGTGTGAAGCATCGCGTCGCGGTGCCCGCCCTTCGACAAACAGGTGTCGCACACCGGAATTCGCGAGAGTTGCCGCCAGCAGTGGGGGCGTCACGCCCGCGTCATCGAGTTCCGGAATGACGCGTCGGGCAACGACAATGGTGACGCCCTCCGCGCGCAGGAGATCGCCGAACGCGTCGAGCTGGTTCGGGGTGAGCACCCAACGTCGAACTGGGATCGTGTGGCTGTAAGTGCCTGCGGTCCGGCCTGCCTCGATGGCGTTGGCGTCAGCTTCGACACCGAGCACGGTGAAACCGGCCTGGCCGAGACGGCGGGTCAGTAGTCCGGTCGACGAGCCGAGATCGAGCAGCGTCCCGTCGGCCGGGCCGACATCCGAGCGGATCAGGTTGTAGATGCCGTCATGAATATTCGGGAAGCGGCCCGAGCGCTGCCAGTCGTACAGGTGCTCGGCGGAGTCGAATCGTGTCACGAACGCTTCCCGTCCTCGGCCGGATACCAGGCCGGTGAGTACGCCCACTTCGCGATGCTCCGCGCCGCGAACACACCTTCCTGCGCGAGCAGGTCGACTTCGGCCCGCGTCGCTCCCATCTCGCGGGCGATCTCCTCGGGGTCGAGATGCCACTCGTGGAGGAGTTCGCGCACGATCTCCGACATCTGCACGGCAACGTGTGTGCCCTTGGCGCGGTTGATGCGAATGGTCATCAGCATGGCGGTCGGCCGGTCGACGTCGAGAACCGCGACTGGGACGCCGCCGCGCCAGCGGGCGCGGACGGTCTTCGAGTCCTGCGAGAGGCGCCAGCGGTGGAAGCCGTCGATGATCAGCCGTTCCGGATTCACCAAGACGGGTTGCAACCAGCCCGTCGACAGCAGCGACCGCTCCAGCAAGGTCAGCTCGGGTTTGTGCACGCGATTCGGGTTCCAGGCGTTCGCATTCAGGGTGTCGGCCGGTACCCACTGAATGTGGTCGATCGGATCGCCACCCGCAGGGGCAGATTCGAGGAGGGGCAGGCCGTCGGCGTTCGCTCGCTGGTCGATGGTGGTCATGCGCGGGTGGCTCTTTTCGCTTGGTCAACCTTGGAGAGGGGAGTGATGGTGCGCTTGTACGCGCCCGCTGCCATCTGTTTGAGGACGTGGTCGGCCGGATAGGCGGCGGGATGCTTCCGCGCCGAAATACGAACGCGAGCAAGGGACTTCAACGCCTTCGCTCGCTGCTGCTCGTCGTCGATGGTCTCTTCGATGTACGCCTGAACACCGTCCAGCGATTGCCCGTACCGGCGCAGCATGGCGGCACGGTCCAACTCGCTGTAGTACCGCTCCTGCACCGCCATCTCGGGAACGAGGTCGATCACTTGGGCGTACAAGGTGGGCGCATACTCGCGCAGGCGGCCGAACACCTTGGCAGACTCTGCGTGCAATGGCGTCGAAACTCGCAGTGCGGCACCAGATACCACCTGTGCGTCGTACAGCGGGCAGTAGCGGATATCGCGGTCGTAGAAGTATCGGAAGATGTCGTTCTCTTGCCAGTCGAATAGCGGTTTCACCGTCATCACGCGCCGGTCGTGAGTGGCGTTGATGTAGTTGTCGTGCAGCTTCGACTTGAGTGCGTTCAACCGCATGATGCTTTCCGCGGCGCGGACGCCGGTAACGATCGCGACCTTGCCCTTCTCGTCGCGCGAGACGAGGGTGTCGGCGGTGTACTGGTCGAGGACCAGGTGCTCAGGAAGCCCCAGTTTCGCGAGAGTGAGTGCCCATTGCGGCATCGGCCGCATGTGGGTGCGGTTCGGGTCCCACTGCACGTACCGGGTTGACTGGCCCAGAATGTACTTCGTGGACTCCAACGGAACGCAGTACCAGCGCATGTAGATCCAATCGAGTTGCCGGTACTCGTCGACGAATTCGACTACCTGATCGGGGATCAGCTCTTCGTCGCGGAACACCACCTTGATCGGACGGTCGTCGCCACGCTCCAGCGCGACCTCACGCACCAGGTGCAGCGCGGCGAGTGAGTCTTTGCCGCCGGAGAACGCGACCATGACCGTGTCGAACAGGTCGTAGACGCGGTGCATCCGCTTGCGAGCCTCGGTGTGAACGTCGGTGTCGATGAACCTGCGGATTTTGGTCACGGTACCGCCCCGATGGTGTTCCTCATTGCCGCTTATCCTCCGTGGCTTGCAGGTATTCGGTCAGCCGCTCCGCGAGGGTGTCCATGTTCTTGTAGGTCCGTCGCAGCCACCTGGTGAACTCGAACCACTCGCCCTGCTGCGCCTCGTTGTCGAAGATGATGTTGTAGGAGATGACACCGGCGCTCGGCACGGGTGCCTCGTCGAGCGCGTCGTCCGGCTCGGTCTCGAGCGATTCCAGGAGCCGGTCCAGATCGCTGGTGTCATAGCCGGTGGCGTGCAGGTCCGGCAGCTCGTGCAGGGCGTCGAGGAGTGCCTGGGTGTCGTAACCGGACTTATCGTTGGCGCGATTGTCGACAAGGTTGATCCGGTGGGCGGTGTCATCGTCGACGTCGACCCAGTGCACGTCGATCTCGTTCCAGCCCAGTCGTTCTCGCGCCACATGAACGGTGTTGTTGCCGACGAGGATGACGTTTGGTCGCTTCTTCGCACTGTGGGTGCCGCGATTGACCACGACCGGCCTGTACTGACCGAAGCGGGTCAGTGACTCCTCGATGAGGTCGTGATCGCCTTTCCGAGCATTTCCGGGGTAGTAGTGCAAATCGGTTATCGGGTGCAGGGCCATCAGGGGTTGATCCGTTCTGCCGCCCCAGCGTGGGCGGCGATCTCGACATAGCTGTCTCGCTTATAGCCGTCCTTCACCCGCGAGACATTGAGCAACACAACGAGATTGGCTACATCGTGAGGCGTGACCCTTGTACCGAGATACGCGCTCCACAGCGCCGCGATACGCGTGAACGACTCGCTATTGTCGCCATCAAGTCGCTCCGCGGCTTCCGAAAGCACGGAGCCCGAGGCCGACACGACTCCGTTCGACGCTTCGGTAGGGCCCTCGGTGCGAATCGGTGGTGCGAATCCGTGTGCAGTGGCGGCACTTTCGGTTTCGGTCTGCAGCTGTGGATGTTCGAGGTCGGCGACGCTGGCCGAGTCGTGCTCGGTGAAGCGGTGCGCGTTCTTGGCGAGGACGTCTTCGAACTTGGCACGCAGCTGGTCGGCGGTGACGCCGATCATGGGCGCGGCGCTGGTCATCAGTGAATCCATTCGTGTGGGGCGGGATTACGCGGAGATGGGCGTGGCGCTGCTCGACAACAGGCATTCTCGAATCAAGCTGTGCGCGTTCGATATCGACGCTTGGATGAACAGGTAGTGCAGACACCCTTGGCGGCGTACCGGACATGTCCAGCTGGTGGTATAGAGCTGCGCGGAACCATGGGACGCTGGCAGTCTTCGCACTCCTTCGATGGCTCGAGCTTGTGCACATTGGCCAGGCGCCCGGCGCGGTAGGTGGCGGTGTAGCAGCCCGTGCACAGCCCTCGAGCTGCATGATGGGCCGAATCCCCGTCCAGCGGACGACGTTTCGGGACGAGGACGCGACTGCATCCCGTGCAACGGGCCGGTCGCCGTTGACCAGTGTGACGTGCGATCACTTCGTTGAGTGCATCGGTGGTCGCGCCATCACCGCGGCACACGATCCCCGCAGCAACCACCCCGTCGGCCGGACGCACAACCGACGGTTTATCGTCAACCACACCGGCAGTCAACGCGCTGCGGGCACAGTAAACCAGTTGTGCAGTGGGACACCGTGTTTCGCATATAGTGACCGCAGCGCGGGTCGGCCAGTGCTGGTGCCAATCTTTGAACTCGCCGGGTTGGAGGAATCCCGGTCGCCCGTGGCAGGGCGGCAGCATCGACATCTCCATAACGACCATCGTCATCAAACCCAGGCTCGGAGGGTACTGGCGACGCGTGTCCCTGTGTCCACTTCCTCACGGAAGGGCAGGCGGTTCGGGCTGCAAGACCAGCCAGAGAGTGAATCCGACAGCAAACAACAGAGGCCACAGGACGTCCATCACCTCGTGCACGAGCATTCCCGTCCGAAATGGCGGTAGAACACCGACTGGCCCCCGCGGTAGCCGCGCGCCCTGGCGACCCGAAGCAGATCGGCGACGGTGCGACCCGAGTCCAGATGATTGTCGATGGCAGCGCGGTCACTTGTAGTCAGGCCGACGATCCACTGGCCGGTCATGCACGGCCGCGCACGCCTCTTCGTCCCGGCAGCGACTTCCAGATCCGCGGCCAGGCCGACGGCAGGCTGACGATTCAACGCTCCGCGTACGACAGTGAAGGGTCCGTATGCAGAAACATCGTGGTCAGAGTGCGGGTTCACCGAGCCGGGGGTCCACCACAGGCCGCGGTGCTTCTCCCAAACCGCGCGACCGGGCACATGGCCGAGAATGACCGCTTCGTCCGGAAGGGTGCTCAGGGTTCGAATCCAGTTCGTGGGAACGGAAACGACCGCCGGTTGGCACGAACATTCCTGAGCGAAGTCGTGGTTGTCGGCGCGCAGGGCAGAGCTGGACATGCGAGTACTCCTGAGACGGGATGGGTTCGACGGCCTGGCGGGATCGTGAATGCTAGTGGGCAGCTTGATATCTCGCGGCGAAAGCCTGCTGTGGACATACGTCGAGCTCGCCGTCCGGTCCGCGAATGATCCAATCACCAAGCCGGACAGGGAGCCACACCTGTAGCGCCTGGCTCCACAGTTCGGCGCTCACGTCCGGATCAAGGTAGACGGCCGGATACGCTCCGCTGGGGTATTCACGCAGGCCGCCTGCGGTGGTGAACGACTGACGACCGGCGAGTGCGCGGTTGATCTCAGGCAAGTTGTCGCTGGTGTACTGGATGGCGTCGAACTCGACCGCTTTGCCGATGTGTCTCATTCGGAAACCTCAGCGGTGCAGGGGATGATGAAGCCGAGGGCTGTGTGGCTAGCAAGCACAGCGTTCACGCTATGGCCAGTTTGGGCGGGTTGCGTAGTTGTAGCAATCCGTATCCGCGGCCTGGGCAGCCATGGCCCGAACTTGTCGGTCCGACGGAGCAGAATCCACCGCATGTCACAGCTTCATCCCTTGCTGGAGCCGCAAAGAGCCTTGCAGCGACTTGCCAATCGGGCGGGGCGTGCATCCCGCTGTCTGCATCATCGATCGGTGAATTCTACTGCTAGCCATCTCATCTCCCCCTAAAGTAGGCACTCATGGCATGGAACAAGGCCGCAGAAATCCGAACAACACTGCACCGCTTGAGAGGGAACGACAAGAATGGCCAGCTGAATGAGATGCCGTCAGAACAGCTTGCTGTCGACGATGATCGGACCGATCTGCGTTTGCTGGCCGGACCGATACGAGAACAGCAGCGTAGGCACACCCAGGCGGCGATGAGGATCATCGGAGCTGGTGCAGCCGCGTACCTCGCCGGTGTTCTCTTTCTGAACTATTTGCGGCTCGTATACGGGCAGACCACCATTCCGCTGTCAATGACGACGAGCGATCAGTCGTTGGCGGCGACGCTGCTCGGCGGACTCGCAGCACTAGTTATTGCCCTCAACGTAGCTACATGGTCGATTCGAGGATCCCAAAACCGAAAAGAGCTAGACGGCATCGCTGTATTGTCGAAAGAAAGACTTGCCGAGCAAGCTGCTCAGCTAGCGCGCTATCGGACCCTGTCCCAGGCGGCTGTGACTTGTGCCATGATGGCGGTCTTTATCGCGCTGTCGGCATTCTTTCCCAGCCGCTCAGCTTGTTCTTTAACCTCCGTGGCTTTCAGGTTGGCGGCGTTGATAGAGGGCCGTGAGGCGTTTGACCGTTTTGCCGACGTCGAAGCGGGTGGCGCGGAGGCGGTTTCGGTGTCCGCGTGGTCGTCCGGGTCCGGCTCGGGTGGGTTTGGGCGCGCTGGCGGGACAGCCGATGGTGGCGCAGAGGTTCCGAAACCCTCGCCGGACCCGGGCCGGAGTGAGTCGGTGTGGTGGCGCGGGTTTCTCCCATCGATGGCGCAGGTCGGCTGTCAAAGCGCGTGCGAGCCGTAGTTGAGTATGGGCTGCGATGATCAGCCAGGTCCAGCGATCAGCTGCCTGCGGGGTGCGAAGCTTGGGGCGGGTCCAGCCGAGAGTTTGTTTGAACAGCCGGAAGGTGTGCTCCAGGTCGAATCGGCGTAGGAACGCCTGCCAGGTCCGGTCGATGTCCTCGACGGCGGCGCCGGTCTTGGATGACCATAGCCAAATCGGTGGTGCAGCACGGTCTTTGGACAGATGCTCGACCTCGAGCCGGATCAGCGTGCCCTCGAATACCGGCAGCGGTTCGTCGTGGTCGATCCAGGCCGCGCGGCGGGTCAACCGTGGGTGGACCCGATCCCATGCTTGCGCGCTCGCCTTGCCGTAGTTGGCGGTCGCGGTGATCGTGGCGACCGTGGGCTGCGGCCAGGACTGTGGGTCGGCGAAGCGGAACTCGGGCCCGTGCATCGGTGGGCGGCCGTTGGTCCCGGGCAACCGGACCGGCTTCGGCAATCGCATCACCCGATCCGACCGCAGCCTGCCGACCATCTCGACCGGCAGGTCACGCAGCATCCACCCCAACCGGCAGATGTCGTAACCAGCGTCGGCGACGATCATGATGTCCGGATCCCCGGGACGCCACTGGCCCGCGCCGATCAATCGATCCACGACCTCACGCAGCTGGGTGGCGGTGACTGCTGCCGCATCATCAGCGGGACCCAGACGCACCGCATCCAGGATCTGCGTCCACGAACTCCCACCGGGTTCGAGGACGGCCACGAACGAATACGGCCAGCCCGGAATGAACTGCGACGCCGATTTCGCCCGCCCGTAGACGTGGCAGAACAACCGATCCGGGGAACATTCCGCGTCCGAACGCAACCATGCCGACACGTCCACCGCCAACACGAGACGGCCATCACCAAACCTCGGCAACTCGCTGCTGCACAACAGGTTCCGAAGCCTCGGCACATCGATCCGGCCATCGTTGAGGCCGCCGTAGAGCGCGCCGTGCCCGCGACGATGCTCAGGAGTCAACGTCAGCTCCACCACCGACCGCACCGCGCCCTGGGCACACAGCACCGCCTCGGTCAGCTCGAACAACTCATCACCCCGCGCGGTCAGACACGCATAGAACTCGCCACGCATCCGCGCCAGTTCCGCGAACGCTTCCCCCGCTCGACTGCCGACCGGCAGACTCATCTCAGGCCTTCGTCTCGATCAATGCATCCTTGGTCGGAGCACATGATCAGACGAAGGCCGCCCACCTGTCCTGCGAACCATTAAGCAAGCCAAACGGTTTGGAACTCGGAGGTTAAAGAACAAGCTCAGGTAAACACGAACTGCTGCCGGGGCTAGCCATCTTGGCGACCGGTGGAATCATCGCAGTGCTCAGCGTCGATACCAGCATCCTGCTTCGCCGAGCTCCCGACATCGATGCCGAGGTGCGTAAGCACCGCATGGAGGAGGACATCGTCCGATTCCAGCGGGTACTGCGCGGAAAGGGTCCGTGGTCGCGTAGTCTCACACCCCGGCCTACATGGGCCCGAACTCGCCTTGGCGCGGCCTTGTGGTGGACATACCAGATCGTTGCCGCGGTGATCCTCACCACGGGAATACCTATGGGCATACGAGTGGTCGGTTGGGTAGGCACCCAGCACACCGCCAAGGAATACGCGGTGAGCATCGCCCAGCTAGCAACTCTGGCCTTATTTTTGGTTACCGGAATCACTGTCTGGGCATACTCGATAGTGACGTTTCTGATCGATCGACAGTTCTTCATGGCTGCGGCCATCACACTGATGTCGGGGTCGCTGTCGGTCGCTGGTATATGCGGAGCGGTCCTTGCATGGAGCCACCCACCGACCTGGGGCCAACTGATTCGGGCGGTACTGTCGATTCTCTCGGCCTATGCCGTTCCTCTCTTGCTGGTCGGGAAAGCCCTACGGTCTTCAAGAATTGCCAGCTTAGTGTGGCCCGGCGCTGGACTCCGATGGTTGATCCGTCGTTCCATTGTATTGAAATGGGCAACATTTAAACGCGAATTGGCGCACGGTGCTCAGTCGACACGACCGCGCAAACGTCCGAGTCGGCCGCCAGTGGGATGGTTGCGAAAGGCGCTGTGGTGGTCATTGCGCTGGCCATGGTGGTGGGTGCCCGCAGGCGGTCGATGGTACCGACGGATCTCCGGAACGGAGTGACTATCCGCTCGCAGGCAGGTAGCGAAGCGAGCGGACCGCTCCTCGTTACCTAGGGTTATCCGGCCAGCCGACTTCTCGGCGGAGCGCAGCGCTGCGCGCTTCGATTAGCGCGAGCAATTCCCTTGTAGTGGAATGGATCTCGGTGCCTTCGCTGCTCATCTTCAGTGTGCTGATGCGGTCCACAAGAGTTCGAATCTGCTGGTCGATTCCGACACGCTCCCGGTGGGCGGAGTGGTCGACGATGCGCGGTGTGTCCGGTGGAGTCATGCCGCTGTCTCCCAGATCGCTACGGCGTGCTTGATGCCGATGAGGCTCCCGGCCTTGCGAATTCGTCCATCGCGCTCGGCGCGCCGAAGCACTGCACCCAGAACGTTCGTGTCCCCTATCGCGGGTAGGTCATCGTGCGTGAAGCGTTCGCCGGGCTTCTCACACAGTTTCGCGAGGACCCTCTCGACGGCGGCGATTTCCGGGGTTACGAGGCGGAATCCGGCGCGGTGCAACGCCCGCTCCAGTGCGGCCACGCTGTCGTAGCCGAGCTGACGAGCGGCCATCCCGATCGGCGTACCGCCCTGGGTCAGCCAAACGTACTCTCGGACAAGATTTGTGTCGGCCTCGTCGCGGTGCCCGCCGCTCGGGAGCTTGTTGGTCGTCTTGCGGCGTCTGGTCGCGAGCATGTCGAAGTCGATGTCTTCCTCGACGTCGTAGGTGGACATGTTGGGTTCCTTCGGGTGTGCCCTGCGGCGGCCTGGTGTGGTGGCCGCCGCAGGTGGTCGAACTGCTTCGCAGCCGTCAGATGCCGGGCCGGTAGAGGACGGTGATGGGCGCGAATTCCATCAGCTCGTCATCCGGCCAGGGGGCGATGCTTCGATCGGCGAGGTGCCACCCGGTGTCGGACTTTTGGGCGGCTATGCCGGTGCCGAGCAATGCAACCGTGCCGACGGGAAGGACTGCATCATCGAGCTGTTCGAGCGTGCTGATCAGGAGTTGAGTCGTCGATGCGCTGGTCTCGCGTGCAGCAATCTCGTAGACCTCCTGCTGGCACTCCTCCAGGGAATCCCAGTATGTTCGCGCACCTAAATGGTCGAGCGCCCATGTACGACCGACTTTTGCGACATGTTGAGGCTTCACCATGCTGGCGATGTATCGATCATCTCGGGTCCGATAGAGGCCCGGAACCAGTGATTCGCGTAGCTCCAGAGTCGGGCTGATGTCCTCAGCTTGAGCTGAGGCGTAGCCGGTGCCGTTGAGTTCGTCGACGACGTGCCAGAGACCGATGTAGCGGCCGGTGTAGTGCAGGTGTTCGCCGAGTTCGGCGTCGGGGCCGAACATCCTGCGAAGTGCTCCGAGGACGGTGGCCTCGTCGACCTTTTCGACGACTTCGCGGATACGAATCCACTGCATAATTGGGTTCCTTTGTGTTGATGACCCTGATCGCGGGCTGACTGATGTCCGGTGGCGGCCGGACACTTTTCAATCATACATACCGGATTTGTATTGGTGGTTGGAATCTGCTGTGCAACAACATCTTCCGTCCTCAATGGGGCGGGGATTCGCTGATGTCTTCCGACCGAATCCGCCTGCGCGGCGGCCTTGTTATTGCAGTGCGGTGCTTGTACTCGCTTTGGTAGTCGGTATTCGCGGCTGTGCACGGACCGCAGCGGCAGCCCCAGTTCTTGTACGTCCACACCGCGCCATGCGGCAGCGGATGGCCTCGGCTGTCGTTGGTGGCGTGCCACCGTCCGGCGACCAAGACGCGCGCGGCGAATCGGTCGCGGCGGCGCGCATTCATGTGTTCTCTCATGGCTTTTCGGCACTCCGAGCACCGACAGCCGTAGACGTTGTACGAGGTGAACCGTCCGTGTGGAATGCACTCCATGCATCGGCAGCGGTGCATGTGGTAGCTGACAGGAGTCCCGTGCTGCGGCTCGGTCATTCGGACACCTGCTTCACGTCCTGAATCTCGTGGTACGGAACGGTGTCGTTGTAGCCGTCGACGTACAGGTTCTTGAGCGTCACGGTTTTCTGGCTGACGCGGACGACCTCATACCAGCCGTGGCGGTACTTCACCATGTCGCCCTTGGAGATATCGGCCTTGCTGTAGTTCGTCGCATGCCCATCGGCGATCTGCTGCGCGCGAATGTTCTTCCAGTACTGAATGTCTCCGGCGCGGTGGTCCATACGCGCCTCGACACTCTTCCAGTGTTCGCCGGTGGCCGGAGGATCAACGAAGGTGTACGGGGCGCGTCCACGCTTGCCGCCATCCAGGATCCGCTGATCGGCCCGCTGATCGGCCTCCAGCTTCGCGATGCGGTTCGCGACAGTGACGGGCGAGTACCTGAGTTCAGTTGTGCGGGCGGCAGATCCAGCGCGGTCGCGTGCTCGTTCCGCAGCCCTGTTCGCCTCCACAGAACGGCCGAGTGCGTCCCACGCGCGCTCGATGGATTTCCGGTGCCGGTGCTCGCTGTAGTGGCCGACCTTGATCGGCTCACCCATGGGCGGCACTCTCTCGTCTGCCCGCCGGTGCGCGGCGTCCGCAGCTGCGGCTTGGCGGGCGCGGCGGTCGGCCTTCGCTTCCAGGGCTGCGACTCGGTCCTCCTGCCGTTCGGCGCGTGCGGCTTCGGCTTCGGCGGCCGAGCGCGCGGTGCGGTCGATCAGCAGCTCGACCGTGTACCCCGCTGCGCGGAGGGCGTCGGCCGCAGCCTTGATGTGGTATTCCTTCGGTTGCTGGTCGCGAGATGCGTGGACAATCCATTGCTGAAGTCTGCGCGACCACTTCCAGTGGCCGACACGGCGTTTCACTTCGCAGATGACTTCGTAAGTGCCGTCTCCGCGGACCGTGTCGTTGAGCATCGTGCCTTCGGCCGCGGTGTGGGTGATCGTGAGTGTCATTGGGATGGGTTCTTTCTCGTGATCCCGGCGCACCGGTGGCGGCCGGTGCGCCGGGATGCGATTAGCGCTGATCAGTTGGTGATGGTGATGGTGACGGTGTGCTCTCCGGTGCCGTCGCAGTGGCGACAACCGTTTCCGTTGCAGAGTTCACAAAGGGCCCAATGCGTTTCCTTCATGTCGCACCTCATGCCTTGCCGTGCTCGGTCGATCCGCAGAGTTGGCAGTAGCCGACGGTCTTGCCAGCGTCGGGAAGGTGCGGCCTGCCGATTCGGCGCGTTCGATCTGCTCATCGACCCAGCGATCGTGATAGTCGTCCGGGTCGGCCTCATAGCTCACGGCTGCTGCTTCAGCAGGGCATCGAGAGCCCGATGCGACGCTTCGAGATCACGGTGGTACTCCGCCGTCGCGCGGATGAACTTGGTCTCGACATCAGCGATTCGGTCTTGGGCATCCTGGACCTTCGCCTCGTGGAGGCGTACGGGTGTGTGCCAGAAGGCGACGATTTGCGGGAACAATTCGTCGAGGTGGTCGATCGCCGCTGCCGTGACCACCCCACCGCCGACACGGCGTGTGCAGTGATCTTCAGTCGCGCCAACGCTGGTCGGATGAGGTCCGTGCGACTCGATGACGATGTTGCGGTGGCCGGTGTACTCGCGGCCATTGATAGTGACGTATTCCGGCAAGCCCTGCTCGGCGCGGTCGAACAGCGGCGAGAGCCTCATGTGCAGGCACCAGGTGTCGTACCCGCGACCATCCAGCCCGCGGTAGCGGTACTGGACGCTGATCGGACCGGTGACAGGGCCCTCGGCGAAGAGGATCGGATGTCCTTCGGTGTCGAGAACACCTGTGACGTCGACTGTTTGGATTGTCTTGGGCATGGTCGTACTCCGTGGGTTCCGTTGGGTGACCGTGGCGGCGGTCAATCGGATTCAGTGAGGTCGAGCAGGTCGCTCGGGTATTCGTGGCCGTCGGCGTCGATGTTGAAAGTGAGCTCCAACATGTCGGGCCGAGGGCTCGCCAGGTCGATGCGTTCTCGACGAGAGATACTGTGGCGCTGCTCTTTTGAGCGGCCCCGAGTCACCGCTGCTGGCGCTCTCGGCGGGCGGCGATTCCGGCTGCCTGAGCGGCGTTGAGATCGGAGGCGGGCATGATGCCCGTCGCGGCGACACGGATGAGGTGGATAGCTGTGTACGGCTGGTTCGTGGCGTACCCGTCGCGCAGTGCGTCGTAGAGGCCATTGCGGGTGTACGCCTCGTCCTCCAGCTTTGCGGCGCGCTCGGCGTCCTGATGCTTGCGGAACGCTTCGCACGCCTCGAATGCCTTGTGGTTCATGCGCTCTACGGCTTTCGGGCCGTACACGTCAGCAGCGATGCTCTCGCCTTCGGTCATGGTGTGGAACTCGCCGACCTGATCGGTCGCGGCGATCGGCCAAGCCTGTTCGAGCCACCCGGCGACGCCTTCCGACGGGACAAGCAGGATGTCGCCGGACTTGATGTCTTCTCGAAACTGACTGTGGTCGTACGCCTCGCCGGTAGATCCGAATACGTGCACATTGCTCATGATGGGCTCCTTGGATTACACCCGTGGCGGCGGGCTGAAATGAATTGTGCTGCATCGCATTTCGATCTCGCGATGGAAGCGACAGTATCCTGTTGGCCCCGTAGTGTCAACAAACTACGCAGGCACTACGCGTGAGTGTTCGAGCTTCCAACGTTCGGGGTATCAACGCGAACGCACTGCTGAATCCCGGAACGAGCACTCGAGTCACGCGAGTCGTCCCGGATCGACGCGTTGTTCGTGGCCGTTCGATGGCAACCCCAGATCGCCCGAGAACACACGACTCGGCTTGCCACCGGACTCCACCATGGTCGACGGCTCGGAGACCCATCTATGGCGAGATACAGGCTGCCGAGGTCCATGTGTTCGAACCTTCGGAATGTACAACGCTCGCGCAGCAGCACGCTGCTCCGCGGTAGCAGGCGGTGCCGTCGGTAGCTCCGGACGGTACTTCGGCGCTTTGCGGTCCGCATTGATGCGAGCGGTGATGTGGCCAGGCATGATCCGGTCGGTCGATTCGGCGTAGTGCTCGCGGATGGCTTCGGCGGCAGCCTCGGGTTTCCACTGTGCCCGGTGTGCTGCGTCGAGCCACGAGTCGGCCATGAGGCCGTCGATATTGCGGCAGTCGTAGGACTGGGCGAGCTGAAGCAGGGCGATGACGACGTCGCGGGGGTCGCCGGTCATTCGGGGTTGCTCCTCTCCGGGTTAGGCGGGGATTGCGGGGGACGGGCCGAAGCTGGAGAGCCCTCGCGAAGTGTCGACACGGGCGGGGACGGGTAGGCCAGCGGCTCGAAGGATGTCGGGGTTCGGGTTGGTTTTCAGTGCTTCGGCTTGGGCGAACTTCAGCTCGGCAGGTGTGAGCTGGCGGCCGTTGGGCATCACCGGTCGCGCTACGGCTGTGGTTCGGTGCCCGGATTCAGCGGCACGGCGAATCCAGTTGCGCCATGCGGCTGTCCAGTCTGCGCGGCGCTCAGCCTTGGATCGCCAGTGGTCGACAAACTTTCGGTGTTCGGACTCCAAGTCGACCGTCGGGCATTCGGTACGCATGGCGGCAATCGCGGTTTCGGGTGGCATCCAGTTCTCGGGAAGCAATGCCGATCGAGGACGCGACTTGCGGCCCTCTACGTCGTCAGACGTAGAGGGTTTAGGTTCTGGTTCTGGTACGTAACCCTTAACCGATGGGTTACCGGATGCCTTGGCCGATGGGTTATCCGATGGGATGCGGGATGGCTTGACCGATGGGTTAGGCACGGCCTCGGCCGCTGTCGATACCGGGTCGGCCGATCGCGCTGCGGCCTGGTCGTCGACTACGGCGAGATCGGTTCTGCGATGCGGAAATCCAGTCGGGTACTTGCGTGGATCGATCTGGGGGCGGTGCAGGAGTGCCTGCACCCGTTCCTTGCTCCAGCCCTTGTACTCGGGCCGCAGGCCATTCAGCTTGAACAGCTCATGGATAAAGACGGCGCGGATGGGATCCGAGCTGACGGCAGCGTAGTCATTGGCCATGGTGACCGCTGCGTTCGGCTGCTTCAAGACGCCGTCGTGCTTGACGAATGTGCGGATCAGCACCTCTTCGGTCGCCTCGTCGATGACGATGTACAGCCGTTCGGCCAACTCGACGGCCGCTTCGCAGATGTCCTCGAGCGTCCAGCCGCGGGCTCGGGCGACGAGCCGAATCGGCCGCCAGTCCGTCACACCTACCTTGGACAGCTTCGGATCGGTCAGTAGCACGAAGTAGAGATGTTGGGCCGCGGGGGAGAGCGTCTTGAAATCCTCATCGGCCCAGATGTCTAGACGGACAGCAGCGTATTCGCGTGGCATGGTGCGGCTTTCTGGATCGGGTCTCAGGCATAGGCACGAGTGACGGTCAGCGCACAGGTCGAACGGACAGCACGGCGCTGCCGAACGATTGGAACTGGCGGCGGCAGTCGCGGCAGATCACGTCCGGGTAGGGCATGGCGCGTAGCTCGGCAAGGTGACGTCGGCAGATGTAGGAGTCACTGCGGAAGGGTGGCCGGGCTTGGCAATCATGGTGGGTTATATCGAAATCAGCTGGTGCCGAACATGGTTCACGTCGGCGGAGCATGGCCACGCCGACCTCGCAGCGTGGGTGTAATTCCCACGCTGCGAGGTCGGCGGCGAGTATTGATGTTGTCACTCGGATGGGATGCGGTGCCTTATTGTCATGCAGCTTCTCCTCGGTCGTGAGCACGTACCAGCGCGTCTATGTACGTCTGACCGAGCGCGGCTTCGACGCGCTCCTGGGCTGCGATGGATGCTTCGAGGTAGACCGAGGTGAACAGGGACGCGTCGATCAAGATGCGTCGGCCATCGCTGGTCAGCGGACGGCGCGCACGGTTCGCGTCGGCGTGCGCGGCACGGCAGGGTGCACACGCGGCCTCCCCATGTCGCCGATGCCGTTTGTAGCCCTGGTCGGTTCCGCATTGCACTCGGCTCATGGGACGGCTGCCGTTTCGTCGATCGGAGCGGCGACGCCCATTGCGGCGTTTACCGCCTGGTTGGCGCGGTCAGCGGTCGACAGTGGCGGCGGAGAAGCCGCCTCCTGCATTTCGGCGGCCCGCGTCTCCGCAAGGTCGCGAAGCTCCCTGCGCAGTTCGTCCGGCAGAACGCCTGCGGCCTTCCACAGCCGGGTGAGGTCGGCGGTGGTGGTCGCTGCGTCGATCGCTGCGCGTAACTCGGCCGCGGCTTGTTCGGGAGTTGGCCCGGAGTCCGAGGGATTCAGCGTCCTCAACTCTCGTGGCCGGGCTGTGCGCGGGTCGCACTTCATGATGTCGAAGATCAGCCACTCCAGTGTGAATTGTGGTGCGGGCTGCGCTTTGTCGACACCGGGGCGGATGCCCGCATGGACTGAGCGGACGCCGATTACGCGTGGTGCGGAGTCTCGGGAAAGACGGACCCATGCCGAGACATCGTAGGCGAGCATCTTGTGTCCCTCGACTCGGTATTCCTTCGTGTTGGGGATCGGCTTGCCGGAATTATCCAGCGCTGCAACCTCTTTGCCCCTGGCTGTGACCACGACGATGCCGGGCGTGGTCATCAGCATCCGCATGAACTGGCCGTGACGATCGTTCGCGTCATTCCACAGGTTCATGGCTGGCTTGATCTCGGCGTCCGGGTCTGCCTCCAGCAGCTTCTTGCCTGTCTTCGATCGGCGGGCACGGCTGCCGACCCAGTCCTTGAGCATTTCCCACAGGATGGTCATCGAGTCGATCAGCAGGACGACGGGCGGGTCACCGGCCTTCGCCGCCTCGGCGGCGACCGCGCGCACTTCGCGGACCTGATCGGTGATGTCGCGCCAAGTGCCGTCGTGCTCGATCACCTCGTAGTCGGCACCGGGGATCGCCGCATATTCGTCCATCGAGCCCTCGCCGAGATCGAGCCAGAAGGCCCGGCCGACCTTGGCGCTGGCGGTGAGTTCGGCCATCGCCCAGGACTTCCCGGTCTTCTCGCCGCCTTCGACGAGTATCAAGGGCCAGGGGACGGCACCAGTGGGTTTGCGCGTTTTGAGCGCCATGGCGGTGACAGCCCTTCTATCGGTCGGGATGGGTTGGGGTGGTCGGATCGTCGACGACGAGCGACCAGTCGATGGGACGGCGCATTTTGTACAGGGCGACACCGGTTTTCGTCGGTTGGCGAGTCGCGACAACCTGCGTGTGCTTGCCGGTGCCCACTACGGCGCGCCGGGCGCGACCCATGACGCGCAGCAACTTGGATTTGACCAGGTTCAGTCGTTCCTCGGCCGCGTCGACTCCGGCGAGTGCGTCTTCGAACTCGCGCGCCAGCTCGCGGGTCACGCGCCAGTCCTGACCTCGCCGGGTGCGGTCGATCTCCGGGTGTGCCCGACGAATCGCGTCGTACGTCGCCGAGTGCCCGTCGACCTCCGGCGGCTGGCCGTCGGGGTCCATGGCATTGAGATAGAAAGCGCGGCAGTGGCTTTCGACCTTTTCGGCCAACGTTGAGTCGTACTCGACAATGAACTCGTCCTCGTCGAAGAACGGGCCGAGCTTCACGACGTATGCGCGAGCGACATCGGCCATGTGCATCTGCCACTGGACCTGGAGGTAGTAGCCGAGCGGTATCTCGTCGGTGCCGGGTCGACCCCACTGATAGTCGCCGTAGCAGTCGGTCTTCGCCTCGACGCAGAAGATCTCGGTCGTGTCCGTATGGACGGCGACGTCATCCGGGGTGGCCGCTGCCCAGGATTCGATGCCAGTGCGCGAGAACGTCTGCGCACCAACACGCTCCAGCTCAGGATAGCGACGGAAGAATCGGTCGAGGATGACCGGCTCGAAGTCGCGGCCCCGCTCCATGGCCTCGTTGTCGGGGTCCGGGTCGATGGCGTTCCGCAGGAGGTAGAACTCCTTGGTCGGTGACGAGTACTTGCTGGCGTTGAGGATGCCGGGAATTTTCGACGCGGTGATTCTTCGCCTCCAGTCTGAGCTCCCCGGTTGCATGACGATGCGCGGTGAGGTGGTCATCGGACCGTCCCTGCGACGACGAGGATCAGTACGAATACGGCAACCGTGATCGCCGCGCCTACAGCGGCGGTGATGAGATGGGCTGCCACAACCGACAACGGCTTGCTCTGTCGGCCTGCACGGTGACGGCCCGTCACGCCGTCACCTCCTGCGGTGTGATGGATACGGCGGCCCGGCTGATGGACTCGGTGAGGGCGCGGACCGCAGCGGCAGGGGAGTCGGCGTCGGCATGGAGCCACGTCGCGTGGTCATGCCATGAAACTCCGGGTGCGGCTCGAAAACGCTCGGGGAGAAAGCTTGTGGCGCTGAATCCCTTGTACAAGCGCTCAAGTGCCCAATGCGGAGGCTTGCTCGCGTCGAGAGCTTGGAGCGCTCGTTCGAGCTGAGCAACTGCGGCGTCGAGAGTGTTATCCTGTGCTGGCATCTTTGGGATGGGTTCCTTTGGGTGCACTTGACCGGCGTCGCACTCTCTGGCGGGAGAGACGCCGGTCGCCCTGTTTCTGGGGATAATTACGCGACTCGGGGTTCCCAAGGCTTGGCACGCAGCCAGTCCTTCACGTCATCAATGAGCACACGCTTGCTCCGGCAGCCTTTCGGCGCGACAGCCGCCAGATTCCCGGCATCGATCTGCTCGGTGATGAACGTCTTGCTGTAACCGCAGGCGTCTGCGGCTTCCTGCACGGTGAGTGCGATGCGGTCCGGTGGGAACGTTGATTCCTCGGTAGGGGGCACTGCGGGCTCCTTTGGGTCTGGGCACGAAACGTGTGGCGGCACGTCTCGATGCGTGGCGATACGTGTCGAAGCGTATGCGTAGTTTGCGCGTAGTGCAACATGGATTGTGCGCTCGACCGGGTGTCTGTCTGGCGGTGGCGATACCTACGGTTCCGTAGGCTGGTTATCTATCAACTAATGCTGGTACCGTTCACCAGTTGGTTGTCGTGCGCACTTCGTGCCTACTACGCAGGGATTCAGGGAAGACGTTAACCATGCCTGAGCAGTGGGAGTTCGGCCGCAGGGTGCAGGCGGCGCGTGAGGCTTTGGGGCTGTCGAAGCGTCGCGCAGCCGAACTCGCCGACGTCAGTGAAACCCGCTGGCGTCACCTCGAGAACGGTTGGGAGACCTTGCGCGGGCAGAAGTTCCCGATCAAGACAACGCCCGAGACGGTCTATCGGGTCGCCACGGCCGTCCGGCTAGATCCGGACGAGCTTCTGGCTGTAGCCGGGTTCGACCCGCAGATGCTCCATGATCCCGAAAAGGATGGCATCAAGTCGGTCGATCTCAGCGGCCTCACGTCCGGAGAGATCGACGAAGTCCGGAGTTTCATCCGAGAATTGAAGGCCAGCAAACGAAAAGCGAAGTAGCTTCCATGCGGAACTATCTGCCTTTACGGTTTCTTTACGCATGCTGTGACCGTCGAAGTTACTGCCGCAGCAAGCATTTGGCACAGATCCTCCGGTGGCGTGCCGCGTTCACCTTGTCGTAACAGTCTGGCAAAGTAGTCGATGAACCGGGCGTACCAGACAGTGAGATTGGGGGCTGGACAAGGTTTGCACCGGCTCTTGGGCAGGTTGCCTGATCTCTTCGAGGAGGGGGACGTTCTGCAGTACGAAGCCTACGATCCGTTCGCGGATCTCATGTCTCGCGCCGAGCTAACCGTGGGCGTTACGGAGTTGCCCGTCGGCGATGCCTGGTGGGTGCAGGACGAGCGGGTGATCCTGCTCGACTCGCGCCTCGACGATGTGCAGCGGCGGTGCATGTCCGCACACATGGCAGCTCACCTGGATCTCAACCACTGCCCGATCCCTGCCGCAGACCTTGACCGTCTCCACGCTCGTGAGCATGAAGCTCAACGCCTCGCTGCAAGCCGCCTCGTCCCCGTCGACCAACTGCTACAGGTTGTCGATCGTGTGGGCACCCGATTCGAAGACATTGCACTCACGCTGCGTGTCACCCCCGCCACCCTCCGGGTACGACTGCGGACGTTCCCCTCGGGCGACCGAAGACGCTGGGTCGACGCGAACCAGCAGATCGAATGTCTCCCACACCGAGTCCCTGCCCTTCGGTGTTCACTCACTGCGAGTCTTTCCGCTGCCGAGACCGCTCAGGTGCCAGCGCTGTCGGCTTGATTCGCCTTCGTGCCCGGACGCCCAGGGGTGGGTGTCCGGGCACGATTGGTCAGGCGGCTACCAGCCACTCACTCAACTCGGTGATCGCTTTGCGCTTCTCGGCCAGCTTGACCTTCGTGTAGATCCTGTTCGCCGCGACGGAGCTTTGCCCCATGATCGCCATCCGGATCTCTTCGGACACGCCGAGTTCGAGCAACAGGTTGTTTGCCGTGTGACGGCCGCCCGCGTGCAACACATAGATTGGCACCTCGGCTGCCGCGCTGGCGTCCTTCCACGCCTCGGTGTCATCCCGAGACCGGATCGGCACGCCTTTCTCGGAAACCCACACGAGGTTCCAGGGGTTCGGCGGGGACGATTCCTTGAGCCGCTTCAGTTCCACCAACAGCGGCGCCGGAATCGGAACCACGCGTGTCGACTCGTCGGTCTTCGGCCGGATGAGTGCGGATGACCGGTACAGCGGAATGAATTCCTCGCCGTCGGCGACGTCGAACATCTCGCGCGGATACACCTCCTCAACTGGCAGCGGGTCGCCCTTCTTCCGCTTGAGCGGCAGCCACTGCAACTCCCACGACAGATCGAGCGTCTCCTCCTCGAAGTCGACCCGATCCCACGTCAGGCCGAGGCATTCACCCTGACGTGACCCCAGTAGCAGCGCCATCAACCAGCGCGCGAACATCGGATCGTTCCTCTCCCTGGACTTACGCAGGACTGCTCGCGCCTCCTCGACATTCAACGGCTCGCGACTCGCGCGGGTCCGATCCTTCGGCTTCTCTACCAGCTCAGCGATATTGCGGGTGTTTTGCGGAAGGACCTCTTCGATAACGGCGTCGCGGATCGCGAGGCTGAGTACGCTCTGCGCTTGCTCGGCCATACGTACACCCGCACCGGACTGCTTCACGCCGCGGTGGATCGCGCGGATGTGTTCGGCCTTGACCTTGGCGAGCTGGACGTTTCCAATGTGCGGGATGATGTGGCAATTCACGATGGACACATAGTTTCGGTATGGTCGCGGCTTCATCCGCGGCTTGGCATAGTTCGGCAGCCAGAACTCGAGCCACTCGCAGACCTTGCGTTTGTCGACCTTGATCGGCTCCCCGGAAGCGAGCTTCGCCAGGAGCTCGTTCTTCGCCTTGATCAGCTCGTTGCGATTCCTACGCCGAATGACCGTGTAGTCCCGGTCACCGTTCGGCTTCCTGTCCAACTCGCACTTGAAGCACCAGTAGACGACCTCGCGACCCTTCCGGTCCTTGCGGATCTCCTTGTACGGCTCACCCGAGCCGCGCGCCTTTCCCAC